CCCCCCCGGGACGACGGTTGCTGCGCCTGCGGGTGCGGCGAGGAGGTCGACCCACGCCGACTGGCGCTGGGCTACGGCCTGACCATCGAGTGCGCCCAGAAGATGGAGCGCCGTTGAAGCGCCGCGTCAACCACACCCTACAAGTCGGAGCAATTATGATTTACAGCGATTTGAGCTCGGCGCTTGCCGATGGCAAAGAATACGACGTGCTATATGCAGACCCGCCATGGGATTTTTCAAATTCCAATGTTAAATACGGCAATGGGGACAGGGCCAACGTCAAAGACCACTACGTGACTATGTCACAGGCGCAGCTTGAGGCGCTGCCTGTGCGCGACCTATCGGCAGACCCTTCTGTGCTGCTTATTTGGACAACTGACGCACACCTGGAGTTTGCTCTTGCGTTGGGACGCGCTTGGGGGTTCAAATACGCTACGGTGCAATTCTCATGGTGCAAGTTGACCGACACCGGAAAGGTGGCCAGGGTGCTCGGCCCATGGGGATTGAAAAGTGTGGAGCAATGTCTGTTGTTTACCCGTGGCAAGGCGCACTCCACGCTGCTGACTTCTCGCAAGGCGCTCCAGTATCATGCTCTGCCGCGCGAGGCGCATAGCAAAAAGCCTACGGCCATTCGCGATGTAATAGATACCATGTTTGTGGGGGCCCGTAAGCTTGAGCTGTTTGGGCGTAAGGCATCAGCAGGCTGGGATGTGTTTGGCAATCAAGTTGACGTGGAGCCGGCAAGGTGAGGGGCCCGCAGGCCCGCGTGCTGCGCTCCGCCCAGCGCCGCATCGTGGCCCATCTCAGGGCGACGCGCACCCAGGCCAAGGTCGAGCCGGCCCAGGGCCTGTTCAACTTCCGCTGCCACGAGAACTGCGTCCAGTGGGTGCGCCAGCGCCCCGACGAGGACCTGGAGGTCATCGAGACGGTCTACGTGGACAACGGCGAGCCCATCCTCCACTACGTGGTCCGCGAGCGCGCCACCGGCCGGCTCCTAGAGGTCACCCTGGGCTGGCGGGCTAAGCAGCTGGAGTACTACCCCGTCAGGGCCCTCCTGCCTGAGGACCTGGACCACATCCACGCCGAGTTCAACCGCTCGCTGGACCACTGGCTGCGCGCCTACGTGCCCTGGTGGGGCCGGGCGCTGCTCGGCATCGAGAGGTGCCTATGAAGCTCAAGACTCCACCGCCCTGGGAGCTGAAGCGTCTCAAGCGCGAGGCCGAGGCGGCCCGCCCGCAGGTCAAGGCCTGGATCGCCCAGGCTGGCAGCCAGGTCCTGTTCCTGTCCAGCCCAGTGTTCGAGACCCTGTACGAGGGCACCCGCGGCCCTGGCAAGACGGACGCGCTGCTGGCCGACTTCGTGCAGCACGTGGGGCAGGGCTACGGCGCGGCCTGGCGCGGCATCCTGTTCCGGTCCACCTACAAGCAGCTCTCAGACGTCGTGGCCAAGTCCAAGGCCTGGTTCAAGCTGTGGTTCCCCGGCGCCAAGTTCAACGAGCAGGGCTACGTGTGGACCTTCCCGGACGGGGCCCAGCTCCTGCTCCGGCACATGTCCAAGTCGGCGGACTACGACAACTACCACGGCCACGCGTACCCGTGGATCGGCTGGGAGGAGCTCACCAACTGGGCCACCTCCGAGATGTACCTCAAGATGTTCTCCTGCTGCCGCTCGACGGTCGCGGGCATGCCCCGCAAGGTGCGCGCCACGACGAACCCCTACGGCAAGGGCCACAACTGGGTCAAGCTCCGCTGGCAGCTGCCCGGCATGCGCGGCAAGATCATCAGGACGCCGGGCGAGCCGGACCGCGTGGCGATCCACGGGCACATCGGCGAGAACCGCATCCTGCTGGACGCGGACCCGGAGTACATATCCCGCATCCGCGCCGCGGCCTCCAACCCGGCCCAGGTCGCGGCCTGGCTCGACGGCTCCTGGGACATCACCAGCGGCGGCATGTTCGACGACCTCTGGCAGACCACCTCCCACTGTGTGCCGGCCTTCCAGGTGCCCAGGTCGTGGACGGTTGACCGGTCCTTCGACTGGGGGTCCGCAAAGCCCTTCTCGGTGGGCTGGTGGGCGGAGTCTGACGGCACAGACCTCGTCCTGCCAAGCGGCCGCAAGATCAGCACGGTGCGCGGCGACCTGTTCCGCATTGCCGAGTGGTACGGGTGCAAGAAGGGCACGGAGAACGAGGGCCTGAGGATGCTGGCCTCCGACATCGCCGAGGGCATCAAGTTCCGCGAGGTGGCCATGGGGCTGGCGGGCCGGGTCAAGCCCGGGCCGGCCGACTCCTCCATCTTCGACGAGGAGAACGGCAACTGCATCGCCAAGGACATGCAGGCTAAGGGCGTGCGCTGGGAGCGGGCTGACAAGGGCCCAGGCTCGCGGAAGCAGGGCTGGCAGCAGCTGCGCAAGCTGCTGAAGGGCGCGCTCAACCAGGACGAGGAGGGCAACCCGATCGCGGGGCCGAGGGAGAAGCCCGGCCTGTTCGTCGTGGCCGAGCGCTGCCCCGACTTCGTGAGGACCTTCGTGCCCATACCGCGCGACGAGAAGGACCCGGATGACGTGGACAGCGACGTCGAGGACCACATCGCCGACGAAGCCAGGTATCGCGGGCGCTTCAAGCGCAAGGAGGTCAGGCAGGGCTCCTTCTAAACGATGGTGCGCGTGGCCGAGCTTCCCGCGTATCGTCACAACACCTTCCGACACGCTGACCGGTGAGACAGCGCTAGGCGAACTGGCTGGGGCCGAGGCCCTATACCTTTGCAGCAAGGTCTACATCCCACCACGCAGGGCCAGACGGGCTCACCTGAGGGCCCTGCACCAATTGACGCGAGGTAGAGCAGCTGGAAGCTCGCCGGGTTCATACTCCGGAGGTCGCGGGTTCGAGTCCCGCCCTCGCAACCAATGCAGACCGGCGCGACGCCCACGGAGTGGGCATCGGCGCGGCGCCCAGATGGGCGTCCTGCGCATCGACCACCCCGACATCTTCGACGTCGTCCGCGCCAAGCAGAACGAGACCTTCCTGCGCGGCTTTAACATCTCCATCGCCGTCACGGACGAGTTCATGCGCGCCAAGCGGGACGGCAAGCCCTTCCAGCTGAAGTTCGGCGGCCGCGTGTACCGCGAGGTCGACCCCAACGAGCTGTGGGGCGCGGTCATGCGCCGACAACGTGAGCTCCGGTCTGGAGCCGGTGTTCTCCTACGGCATGGAGCACACGGTCATCGAGTTCGAGGGACCCCGCAAGGAGCTCATCGAGGACTACGGCGTGCGTGTGTTCGGCGTCCGCGGGCGCCGCTCGTCGGAGGCGCCCGTGGCCGAGCACGTCGCTGTGCTGGCGGGCGCTGCCGAGCTGGTGGACTCCGCCGTCTCCAAGACCTGCAACGTGGACTCCCGCGTCAGCTGGGACGAGTTCAAGCGGGTCTACGACAGTGCGTGGGAGCTCGGCTGCAAGGGCGTCACGACCTACCGGGCGGACGGCATGCGCGGCGGGGTCATCGTGGCCAAGGACGACGACACCGGCAAGGCCCAGGAGGAGGCCGCGTCCTGCACGATCGACCCTGAGACCGGGCGCCGCAGCTGCGAGTGACCCCCAGCTGGTAATGATGGCTCCCGTATAAAAGGGGCGGCGGTACACTGTGACCGTCGCCCCTTTTCTTTGGTGCGGCATTGTGCCATCCTCAACTTTCAACCACAAGAAGGAGTCCAACATGAGAACCCTGATGATCGTCGCCGCGGCGCCCGCCATACCTGGCTGCGCCACCGGCTCCCCGCCGACCTCCCACGTGAGCGGGCTGGACAGCTCCCGCGTCGAAGCACCTGCTGGCGGCCTGTCATCAGTCGACGCCATCAACTGAGGAGAGTGCCATGACCGAACTAGACCCCTGGGCCCTGCTGTCGGCGGCGCTGCTCGCCGTCATCCTCGCCCACATGATCCGCCTGCGCCGCTCCGGCCGCGCTCCAGCCCGCGACGCCTACCGCCGCGGCCTCGAGTACGCCCTCGT